CAGATCCTTGATGCTGACAGTCAAACTATCGCTGAGACCTTCGGTGTTGTCAATGATGCTACTGGTATCACTCAGGAAGCGTTTGATGTGATGCAGGATACAGCTGAGAATAAATTGGCTGTGGCTATGGCTACCGCTAAGGACAGCCTCATACCTATTGGTGACGCACTGCTTGATCACATCAATCCACGGCTAGAGGATTTCTCTAACTGGATGACAGAAAACAAGGTCCCCATTGAGGAAGGTTTCATTGCCATCTTCAACGCTGTGGACAAGATTGTTGGGGGTCTTACTAATTTACTCGCTGACGATGTGCTGCCTTTTGTAAAGTCTATTTTTGAGGATGAGCGTTTCCAAGAGGGAATGGCTACTATCTCTGCAGGGTTTGGTGTCATCGCTTTTGAGGCGAACAGGTTTGTGGATTCTGATGTGGGGAGCTTCCTGGCTAACCTGACGAAAGAGAGCATCCTTAGTGGTCTTGGACAGCTTGGGCGCAACCTGGAAAACATTGGTACAGCCCTGGGTATCATCAATGACACGATCAATCTGCTTCAAGGTAAGCCTGGAACTACAACCGCTGAACAGTTGCAGCAACTCTTTGAGGACTTTAGGAACATTGGCCCGTATGGTTTTAGTAACTCTATTGCTAAAAACATTAGAGAAGCTGTGCTGGGTTTTGAGCAACAGTCTGTGGGGCCTGTCCTCACTAGGGCTGTGGGTGGTCCTGTGCTTGGTGGGACACCTTACCTGGTGGGTGAGATGGGTCCTGAGTTGTTTGTGCCCAATCAGGGTGGTGGGACAATCATCCCTATTAACAGGATGGGTGGCAGCAACATCAACATCACGGTGAACGCCGGCATGGGTGCTAACGGTGCATCTATTGGGCAGGAGATTGTGTCTGCTATCAAACGGTATGAGAGGACTTCTGGTCCTGTGTTTGCGAGTGCGTGATGGCGGTAACTGTTGAGCTTGGGCTGAGCAAAGCTTTCACCCTGGATGACCCTGTGGCTGGTGTGATTGGGTCTACTGAGTTCACTATTGGTGGTGTGGCTTTTGAGGATGTGACTTCGCGTGTGAGATCCCTGTCTATCTCTCGCGGTAAGAACCGTGACTTGGATAGGTTCAACTCTGGGTCTCTATCTGTGGAGTTCAATAACACTGACAGGGCGTTTGACCCTCTCTATACAGCCTCACCTTTCGCTGGGAACATTGTGCCTAGGCGTGATGTGCGTGTGCTCGCTGATGGGACTGCACAGTATGTGGGGAAGGTCACTGACTGGAACCTTGGCTATGACCCTTCAGGGCAATCTATTGCAGAGCTCCAGGCTTCTGATGCTTTCACTTTCTTAGCACAACAGTTGGTGACTCCTGGGACTGCTACTGAGCAGAGCTCTGGGGCGCGTGTGAACGCTGTCCTGAATATGGAAACCGTGGATTGGCCTGCCGGTGATCGTGTGATTGACACGGGGGCTTCCACACTTGGCGCTGATGAGTTCTCTGGTAACGCTCTTCAGTATTTGCAGAAGGTGGAACTGTCTGAGGGTGGCCTGTTCTTCATTGACAAAGAGGGCAGGGTGGCTTTCAAAGACCGGCTCTCCACACCCACTACCGACAATGTGACAGTGTTTTCTGATGTGGCTGGGTCTGGGATTCCGTTTGCACCAGCGCTGGTTGAGTATGGCAGTGAGCAACTCTATAACCAGATCACTGTGACTTCAGGGTTTGGGACTGCTACAGCCAACGGTGCATTGTCTCAGACACGGTATGGGATTCTGGAGCGCGATGTGCAGACTCTCCTTTCTACACAGACTCAGGTGGAAGATTACGCTGACTTTCTAGTAGGTAGGTACGATGAGCCTGAGTACCGGTTTGCGCGGCTCGCTGTGGACATGGACAACCTGACACCGGCTCAGAAGGCGCAAATGTTTGCGCTGGATATGGGGTCTGTTATCCAAATCAACTTCACCCCTAACTCGCTGGGGGATCCTATCCAACGGTTTGGGCTCGTGATTTTCTTGGGCCACAGTGTTTCCCCTGATGAGCACATCATGAATGTGGGCGTAGGCTCACTCCAAACATCACTCTTTGTCATTAATGACTCTGAGTTCGGTACAATAGGAACAGACGCTCCAGGCGTTCTTGGTTTCTAGGAGGCATGGATTTTGGCTGGTGCAGGGTTCAAGACCTTCGTGAACGGGAACGTGCTTCTCGCTTCTGAGGTGAACACTTTTATGATGGAGCAACAGATTATGGTGTTCGCTGGGACAGCTGCGCGTGAGGCTGCAATTACTTCACCTAGCGAGGGCATGTTCGCGTTTCTGAAGGACACAGACAAATTGACCTATTACACAACGAGTTGGCAGGACTTCAACTAATGGCAGCAGGCGGATACAAAGAATTTGTGGCAGGGGAAACCCTCGATCAGGATGAAATCAATGATTACCTGATGCAGGGCATCTTGGTTTTTGCTGATGCGACTGCGCGGGATGCTGCGCTTACTTCCCCTGTTGAGGGGCAGTTTGCGTTTTTGAAAGACAGCGATAGCCTCACCTTCTACGATTCCAGCGCGTGGGTTCCTTTAGAAACTGGTATTCCGTTTGCTGAAGTCTCAGGCACTACGGGTTCACCCACTACGGGTTCTGACGGTGATGCAACAATTTACACTTACACAGGCAACGGATCCGTTACTTTTTCTGAACCAGGGCAGTGCCGCATTGTCATTGTTGGTGGGGGTGGCTCAGGGCCAAACTCATCGTTTTCTGACCGTTCTGGCGGTGGCGGTGGTGGCGGTGGTGTTCATGATCGCGTAATCCTGATTCCCTCTGCGGGAACCTATGACATCACGATTGGGGCTGGAGGTTCAGGAAGCGGAGGGGTTGGCACTGCTACCGTCTTTGAGCTTTCTGGTTCTTCTACTTTTGGGCAGGTTGGCCCTGGTGGTGGATCTGGTGGGATTGCGAACGACCCTTTGCCAAAGCGAGGCGGTTCTGGTGGCGGTGGTGGCAACTCTGCCAGCGCTGCAATTAGTGACGGTGCGACTGCAGTTAGCAGTTTTGGCAACGATGGGGGCAATGCCACTACCTCTGCAGGAACTAACCAGGGCGCAGGTGGCGGGGGCGGTGCGTCTGCATCCGGCGGAAATGGAGCCACAGGCTCAGGTGGCGCTGGGGGGGCGGGGCTTGCGACATCAATTTCTGGGTCATCGGTTACTTATGCCGGCGGGGGCGGTGGCGGGATTCGCGTGGGTACGCCTGGCGCTGGTGGCGCTGGCGGTGGTGGCGCTGGGGGAACTGGGACAGGAAGCAATGGAACCGCGAACACAGGCGGTGGTGGGGGCGGTGGAGGTTCCGGCAACGGTGGCTCCGGTGGTTCAGGCATTTTCGTTTTGAGAGTAGGCGCATAATGGCACATTGGGCAGAAATTGACGATGACAACGTGGTTCTCCGCGTAACTGTGGGCAACAATGATGAGCCGGATGAAGGCTATCAGTGGCTTATTGACCATCTGGGTGGGACTTGGGTTCAGACAAGTTACAACCAGACATTCCGCAAAAATTATGCGGGCATTGGGTTCACTTACGATGAAGCCCGCGATGCTTTCATCCCGCCTAAGCCTTACCTGTCGTGGGTTCTTGATGAGGACACTTGCTTATGGGTTGCGCCGGTTCCTTACCCTACTGATGGGGAAGATTACTTCTGGGATGAAGATGCTGGGGATTGGGTCGCTGTAGAAACCCCTGAGGCGTAGATTGTGAAACTCTCACAGCCCTGGCCTGAGGGATATAACATCAATGCTCGAAGCCCTTATGGGTGGCGCAAGCATCCTATTACTGGGAGGCGCAAGTTTCATCACGGGGTTGATGTGGCGCTCCCTGTAGGCACACCGCTCACGGCTCCTGCTGATGGTGTTGTGGTGAAGAAAGGTAACGGGCCTTCTGGCGGTGTGACTTTGATTCTGAAGCATGAGGACAACCTGCACACTGTTTATTATCACCTGCAGAAACCTTCTCACCTGCTGAAGGGGACACGGGTGGAGCGCGGTGAACTGATTGCTTACTCAGGGAACACGGGCGCGAGCACCGGCCCACACCTACACTTCGAGGTCAGGCGCTCAGCACGCTGGGGTGACACGGTAGATCCCATGCCCTACCTCCAGGCAGAAGAAACCCCTGAGCCGGTCAAGCCTGAGCCGGTGGAAATCCCAAAACCCCTCCCGCCAGGTGTCCCCATAAACAAACCTGAACCGGTACGACCCAAACCAAAATGGGAACTCTCAGCGGCACTCGCTCGCGGATTCAACAGAATCAGAAGGGCAGCCAAATGACTGAGGAACACAACGACACAACAACGGTGAAGGTGTCAATGCGCGACATTTACCTGGAAGTCCAGCGCCAAGGAAAACTGCTGGAACAAATCGCCTCATCATTGCCAACACAGGAAAGCAAAGTTGAGGACCACGAAAACCGCATCAGGAAATTGGAGCAACGCATGTGGCAGGTCATTGGAATCTTCGGCTTCCTGGCCGCAATCGTCAGCCCGTTAGTAGCGGTGATGACCGCGTGAGAGGATGTTGTGACTGTGATCCGGCGTGCGATAGATGCCTACCTGAAAGGACTGAGGTACATCATGGCTAAACCCTCCTGGAAAAATCGGCGGCGCTACATCCTGGCATCGTTCATCATTGGCGCTTTCATGCTCATCGGCTCCACCATTGCTGCACTCACCGGCAACATCACAGACATCAGCGACCTGGTGACTGGTGGTGTAGCGTTGATTACCCTGATTCTCACGAGCTACATTTTCGGTGCTGTGTGGGAAGATAAGTCACTACATAAAGGAGAAAACCCTGATGGATAAACTGAAGAACTATTTTGACTACTCGCTTGAGCGTGCGGTGAAAACTTGCGCTCAGGTTGCACTCGCAACAATCGGTGTGAACGCTGCAGGCTTGTTGGATGTGGACTGGGTGCAGGTGTTGTCTGTGTCAGCTCTCGCAGGGGTGATGTCCCTACTCACTTCGGTGCTCACCTACGATAAGGCTGCACAGTAATGGCAGACCTGGTGGAGAACCTTGACGGCTACGCTGTGCCAGTGGATCCTATGGATTTGCTTCAGTGTGACTCTTGCCAGTGATACACTTTGAGTAGGCATCATGCCTCTCTTGATAGAACCCCTCAGCTTATTCCACCTGCTGGGGGGTTCTTCTATTCACTGAGCCAGGAATAGACTGTGCGCCTTGTGACGCCTGCTTTTTTCGCTAGGGTGCTGAGCTTTGTCCCTTCGCGGTATTGGTCTCTGACACGGCTTCTGAGCTCTGCTGTGACCTTTTCTACACGAGCGAGCTGCCATGCCCTGAGGTCAGCGAGTTGCTCTAGTGTTTGATCGGCTAAATCGTAGTTCCCTGGAATAATCATGAGCACCACTATACACGCCGATGAAAAAATGTTTTGCAGATTCTCTGTGGATACAGGTACACTCCTGAGTAACCCAAAGAAAGGTGGAAAACAAAATGGGTGCTTTCAACAAAATAGATGCACGATTCCAGGAGGCCATGGATTTGGCAATGACCTCACACAACAAAGAGCTCTCT